CTCGTGATCGATCCAGCGGCACTGACTCCGTTCGGTGTATCTCGTGTCCGTCTTGCCTCACCTTGGCAGAACTTGATGAACGCATACTTGCAGAACATTACATCGATGCTTCTATTGAACAGCAAGCCGCCGATCCTCAAGCGTGGTCGCTTTACAAAGCCGGTCCAACTCAAGCAGGGTGCTGTCTGGGAAGCTCAGGACATGAACGCGAAAGCCGAGCTGATTACGCTCGACAACGGCGCACTCGCGCAATTCGTACCATTCGCTCAGCAGATGGCAGCGCAGATTCAGAACATCATGGGTATGCCTACCGGCACCGTAAACGGCAACAGCAACGCCTTCGGCTTCAGCAAGACCGCGCCGGGCGTGAAGATGCAGGAACGCTTCCAGAACTCATCTCTTACTCAGATCACTAACATCGTTGAAAACTTCCTGCGCCAGTACGCGCTTGTGGCACTCGATACTTATATTTGTGAGCAAATGGGCGAGCAGACCGTTATCGTAGACGATGAATGTAAAAACGCTATCAACCGAGTAGCCGAAGAGAAGTTCGTACCTACTGAGGAACAGCCAGAGTTTGTTCCGATCATCGGCGATGACAATAAGTTCACTGTCAATTGGGAAGATTTCTATCTTGGTAAGGTAGAAACTGATGAGCTTGGCGCACCTGTTATTGGTGCTAATGGCAAGGAAAAGCGTAGCGGTGGGATTGAAACTCTTTCAGTTGAAATCGAACTCAGCATCGGCAAAGACGAACTCGATGAGAAGAAGCGTGGCGATCTTCAAGATATGCTCACAGTATTCTTGCAGAACGGTGAAGGCAATCCAGTCATGCAGAAACGAGCTGGTCAGATTACTGATATGCTTCTTGAGAAAACCGTACCTGAATCTCAGCGTATGAGTCCAAATGAGATGGTAACTCCTCAACAACCTCAGCAACAGCAAATAGCTGAGCAGGTTACTATGAATAGCTAATACTTGACAATACTTTTTGCTTACGCTATATTCAATTCATAAGCAAGCAGAGGGTATATCAGCATGGATAATGAGGAATTACAGTATAGGAGTCCGATAGATACGACACCGGCAAAGGTGCCTGATGCTGACTCTGACAATTTCTCTACTCTTGAAGATGTCTATAAGAAGTTCAAAAAAGACTTGAAAGACCTTCAACACGTCAATTCTTTTGACGTTATGAAACTCGATAATGAAGATGAGGCTACTAAGAAATTGCTACGCCAGATTTACGCGAAGCAAGAGGCACACGCTATCTTAGAGCCTCTTTTCCTTCAGCTCGAATCTGCGGTGCAGGATATTAGAAAATCAAATGGGAAGGGTGAATAATGCAAGACGATAACAACCAAGCTCAAAACCAAGTCGATGATTGGTCTGATGTTGAGGCTAATTTCTTAGCTGAAAAAGGTATTTCAACGGAGGATAAGAAAGACGATGAGCAAGCAAACGGGGCAGAAAATCAGCAAGAGGCTAAAGGCGGCGAAGAGGCGCAAGGCGATTCAAAAGACCAAAAACAAGATGAGGAACAAGGGTCTGGTGATGATTCCGAAAAGGGTAGCGGAAGCGAGGAAGAAGGCGCAGATGCAAACCAAGACGACCAATTAGAGCAGGGTGCAGACGAAGCTCCTCAGAACGCTACCGCTGATTATCGCCGAACTATGCGTGAGATTGAAGCTGATAACAAGGCTATGCGCGCAGATGTTCAGAAGGAACTTTATCCTGATTGGACTGATGATATTCTTGACGATCAGGGCGAGCCTATCAAGACTCCTCGCGATGTCATGCAATACACTAACCCTGTTACTAAAAAGCGTTTCACCGAAGAAGAAGCAACTGCTTGGTTGTTCGCCGCTCAGAAACACAAGGATCAGCAACGCGCTGAGATGCAGGCTCGAGTCGAGCAAGTATCTGATGTTATGATTCAGCAACGTGATGAAGCGGATCAGGTGAAGGGCAAGTACGGCACCTTACTTGCTAAATTGCCAAATCTCCGCAAAGAGATTTGGGCTGACTATAAGAGTACACTCGTAGTCGATAAAGAAACTGGACTCATCGTTGATGCGCCGGTTTCATTGTATAAGTTCTTCGCTCGCGCACTGCGACCTTACGAGCAATACGTCCAGCAGCTTCAAACTCAAGCTGCCGAGAAAAAAACTCAACAGGACGATACTACTCGTAAGCAGACTCAGCAGGATCGAGAGGACATCACCTCTTCTGGTAACGGAAGCGTTGAGGACCCTGAGGAAAAAGCATGGGCTGATGCAGCAAGAAAACATTATGAAGGTTAATGGAGGATAATATTATGTCAGATCAACTATTCAACGATGGCGAAGTGATCGAGTTCAAAGGTGTTGAACTTGAATGTACCGCTGTTTCATATCAAGAAAACGAAGAGGGTGTGCGCCACTCGTATGGTTACACTTTCCGTCCTAAGGCTGAGGTAGATGCTGAACGCGAAGCCGCTTTGCCTGAACCAGAGGAAGTTCCTCAGGATCAAAAATCAGAACAATTACAAAATGAAGAGGCTAAGGAGGCTTAATCATGGCAGACTCACGAATCTTACTAACCCAAGAAGAAGCTGATCGCAAAGCTGAAGAGAAGAAAAACCAAGTTGGTATCGTCTTTGAGAATATCAATACTGGCGAAATCCGTATTGCCTCAACAGTCGAACATATCGCTGCGTTTTTCAACTCAAGCGATGAAGGTCCGAACGCAAAAAACAAGCAAGACTTTGGTTGGCGTTTGAGTCCTGAGGATTTGATCGAACTTGAAGAAACCAAGCGCGATATGAATGTGATGGAAAAGATCGCCGCTACATATCAGATTCCTATCGAAGATGTAGCTGATTACAATGTCCTGAAGTACATCGCTGGTAAGCGATTCAAGGCTGCCGCTCAGGCTGAAGAGGCTCAAGGTCGCGATCACGAGAGTGATTACGAACGCCGAGTTCGTGAGTACCGCGAGAGCCGTACTAGCAAGCCTAAGGCTGAGAAACCTGCAAAGGAAGAGAAGCCTAAAGCTGAGTCAAAACCAGCTACCACACCTGAGGCTCCTGTCAAGACAGAAACCGATAAACCTGTTGCAAAATCAGACGAAAAGCCTGATAATGGTGGTAAAGATAAGCAATAACAGGGGGTAATCCATGCAGCCGGGACAATCATCAGGATCGAAAAAGGGTAATATTACCACTCAGAACCTAGTCCCGGCTGGTGTTGCTACTGACGGCTCAGCTGTCGAACTTGACCTTGGCGGTGCTTATAATTTTCTTGGCATACAAGTAACTGGTACCTATACCGGTGCTTTATCAGTTCAATTTACTGTTGATGGTACGACTTGGGTAACAGTCGGCGGTACTGTCGTTGGCAACTCAATTGAAGATATTACTGTCGGCACCGCTGCCGCTACTATCGCTTCTGCAGCACAGGGTATTCGCCGAATACGATGTGCTGGTATGTTAAAAGCTCGTGTTACCGGGCTTGCGGCAATGACTGGTACGGCTGTCGTATCATTAGTAGCAACTAATTAATTTGGAGGTCATATCATGGCAACAGAACAATTCGATCCAGTAGCCGCAGGGCAAGCTGAAGCAAAGAAAAACTCAAAAGGCGTTCGCGCTGAAGTCGAAAAAAACGAAGCAGTCATCAAAGATAACATCACCGATGCTCAGAAGCTTGCAAAGAAAAATGCAAAGCTTGATCGTGAGGCTACAACTGAGGCTGAAATGAAGCCACAAGATGTCGGCACTGCTGAACGCGATATCCCTGAAGGTGCGCCTGTAACTGACGAACCTCAGGAAAGCAAAACTGATGAATCAAAAGCCAGCTCGAAAGATGCTGACGTGAAAAAAGATTTGCCAGACGAAAAGAAGCGACAGGATACCGACAAGGATTCTGCTACTCCTTCACCTGATGCGACAAACAGTCCAAAAGAAACACCAGCTAATAAGACGGCTGATAAAAAGTAGTTTCAACCAAATCTGATTCGTAAGAATCATCTTGAGAAGCCTGCGTAACATACATTACGCAGGTTTTTTCATCGAACTCTTGCTCGATCGCGCAGAACATATATCGAACCGTATCGGCTGCGTGCGATTCAGTCTTGTGTTCTGGTCCCATGTAGTCGCCAGTGAGCGGATTGTATTTCCGCTTGTAAAGATAAAGCTTGCGGACTAGCTCGAGCGTTGTTGGCTGGTGGATCGTAGCCTTCGCCACGCCAGCGATGGCGCGGTTGATACCATCGTCTTTCGGCTCGCGGCGCAGCAGCGAACTATTAGTCAGACCCATCTCGCGAATCTTCTCTATACGCTCGACAGCATCGGAATCACGCACCGATCCATCGTGAGGGAAGAAATGCCACGCATAATTATATGGCTTCGCCTGCACGAACTTGACGTGCGCCTCGTTCTTCAGATTACTAGATTCGTAGTAGTCGATGATTGCAGTCTTTACCTGACCCTTAGTAGTCAGATAATGTTGGAAGAATACGATCGCGGTAGCATCAGACATACCCAAGTCCCATGCAGTGTATACCGGGTAATCTGGATTGTAAGTGTGAATACCAATCCTGCCAGATTCTTCCATCATTTTCAACACCTGACCATAGTAAGAGGTACTCGAAGCCTGACCCCAATCGCAGAGGAACTCCTGACGGAACCAGAAGTCATTACCATTTTTGGCGATAGTATCTTGGCGGATACGCTCAAGGGTTTCTTCGCTAAGGTATTCTCGAGCCGTAATCAGACTGGCGTATGAAGTTTTGTCGCCTTCGTTCCAGTTCTCAAGGGCGCGGTCGAACATAGTCTTGAAGGTGCCACCAGAGATACCGTCAATCTTCGGTGTACTCTGAATGATTACCTGACCACCGTTCACCTCAACGATCGGGATAACCACATCGTATGCCGCGCTATCAATATCAACGAACTCAGAAAAGATGTATAGTTTACCGTTCGCGCCACGAAGCGCATCAGGGTCTTTGGTACCAAGCACTTGAAATGTCGATCCGTTCTTGAGGCGGATAAGCATTTCATCATCACGCTTACTGGCGATCAGTTCATCTGGAATGGCATCGAGGGTCTTGAATCCGTCATTCTCAATGTTATTCCAGAAGGACTTTCGCCCCTGTTCTTTGGTAGGGAAAACCAGAACCACGTTCATTGGTTTTTCTACCATCTTATTCACTGCATAGGTGAAGGCGGTCTTATCTTTACCGCCACGCCTCGACCAACACCAAACAGCCAAGCGTATGCCTGACTCTAATGCTCGTAGTGCCTCTGCTTGATACCAGCGAGGCTTAAAGTTCACCGGTAATTGCATATTGTAATTTTATCACGCTTTTGCTATTGCTTTTGTTATTGACATTACTATACAATTGAGATAAGCAAAGGGGTTTCGTTGATAATTAATAACCTTGGAGGGTTTATACATGGCTTACGGTACTAAAACCGCCAATGTGATGGACATTCCACTAAGCGTAAGCTCAGTGTTCGCTCCTCATGTAGGCTCAAATGGATACACTTTCGTAGACGTGAACAGCGTTCGTGTATTGTCTATTGCTAACGGTTCACTTGCTGACTACGATGAGAACAGCGCGACTGCACCTTTCGGCGCGGCTTCGTTGGTCGTACCAGCTGAGCAAGTTCTTACTCTTGCCTACAACAAGAGTATGTTGCTCCGCGTTCAGAAAACGCAAATCCAAGATCAGCCAATTGGTAACTTCAGCAAGCAAGTCGCCATGCAACAGGCTGATGAGGTATTCGTACCTTCTCACGATGCTTACTCACTCGGTAAG